AACAATCTTTGATTAGTGCATAGTACTGTCTTGGGTTGAGGACAGCACAACGTCCATCACCAGATACACCCTTCTCATCTAAAGCCGCTGCGGCATCATAGAAGGCTGTTACTAGAGTAGATGCTGTTAATGCGTCATCAGCATTAGAACCAGCTCCAACTTGGATCTGTGTTCCACCAGGCTCTACAAAGTTAGACTTTGTGATAGGGCTGGCTTGACGAGCACCTTTAGATACAGCTCTAAAGATTAGACGATCATACTTTTCAGCAAGAGCGTAACCAATCTTCTTAGAGATCTCACCACGTAGGTCATAGTGGGCAAGTGTCTCATCTAATTCATAAACAAAAGCTGAACTAATAAGTAGGTCATCTATTGTTATTGTCTTTTCAGCTACTGGAGGTGCTCCATCGCTGTTACCAAGTATGGACCTGCCAGGAACATGGTACTCAGCTGTTGTTCTACCTGTGTAGATGAACTGTAAACTCTTACCGTTTTTAAGAGTTCTCTTTGTTACAAGATCCCTTGCGATTGTATTACGCTGGAATCCTTTGAACATTTCGCCACTGAACAGCTTAAGATAAAGGGCTCTCGAATCTCCTGTGGAGTTCGATTGACCAGGCCGCGTCAGATCAGCTAATGGTTCGTTACTATTTTGATGTGCCATTGTTATGGATAAAGTTTATATTGATTCTCTCTGTACAGAAATTAAAATTAAAATTTGTAGGTCTATCCCTACCGTCTAGACGGCAAAAGGTATCCAGCGTACTGGGCTTATGCCAATGAAAAGGGGGTCCGACTCTGAGGTGCCCCCTTCCCTGTTCAACTTGTCAACGCTTCTTCAAGAGAACTGTATTCCTCATCAACTCCAGGAGGTTGATAATCACTAGGCATCGTATCAAGACGCTCTTCTTTATGCTCCTCTGGTTTGTTATGATGATTTACTATCCCATAAGGATAGACGGAAGCCAAGCCTCCTTTAGAATTTTGATGTGACATTAGTTGTTAGTAAGTTTAGTGTAAGCTACACCACGATACTTGAGTT